TGAGCGTTGGAAAACAATTTTTAACAAGATAGATGCTATGGAGAAGGGAGCTTCGGACAGATTTAATGGAATCGATGACCAAGTATCTCGAATAGAAACTATATTATTAGGATGTGCAGGTTTTTTACTTGTCTCCTTAATCGGCGTTGTTGGAACAATGATAACAATGCATTAGGAATAAAATTATGATGGAATATGACAAAAAAGATTTAACAAAATCACCTAAAGTTAAAGGTAATAAGAAAGAATTACCTGAAGGCTGGGAACTTAACTTGATTAGAGGTGTTTGGAAGCTGAGAGATGCTGAAGGAACTCTACTTATTTTTGCTACAGAAGAATTAGCATGGGAACATATCAATGGCAAAGAAGACTAAAACAAGTACTATGGAAGAAGCTTTGGCTAGAGCAGTCGAAAACTTCGAGGATAATACTGGAGAAGTCGTAACAGAAGAAGTACCAGCAATGGCAGCTAGAGTCAAAAAATTACTAGCACGCAAGAAAACCTTGCAAAGACAAAGAAAGAATTTTTTACCTAAATCTTTGAAGTGAAGAAGAAACTTCCTCACGCAGAAAGAATAAAAATCTGCGAGAGATGTCCAGAGTATGAAAAACGCTGGAGAAACTGCAAAGTATGTAAATGTTTTATGCCCCTCAAAACTAAAATTAGATGGGCTGAGTGTCCACTCGGTAAATGGACTTAAAACTGGAGGTGATTCTCAGAGTTTTTGAAGAGTAGGTGACCTAATACTAAGCGCAAAAGCATGAATGTAATTTCATGACACGGAAATAACTCATAGGTCCCGACTCTTCCCCTTTTGGGATATTATTATGGAAAAATTACAAATTATAATGGGATGGCACGCAGATTGGATAAGCGGATGGCAAGAAAAACTTGGCCTTGATGATTACACAATGTGGTGGCTATCATTTGGCAAAGGAATAATCGTAGGATTAATATTAGTATGGCTTTTTTAAGAAAAATATGGAATATCGTTACTGGCAAAGACCTAAATGGGGACGGCAAAGTAGATATAAAAGATAAATTAATAAGCGCAGAAAGAAAAGCTGCAAAGAGAGTCTACAAGGCTAATATAAATAACAATGAATAGAACAATGGCAGAGGCAAAAGCCTATTACAGAGCATCGTTAGGACACGGTGTGAAGTATATCACAGAAACTACAATGATACAGAATTTTCCACTTCAGGGAAAAAGTTCTCAAAAGAACTTCGTAGTATTCGCCCATAAATCCACAATAACAGTAGATGCTAGTAATGAATCGTTCGCCTTGACTGGGGAAGATAATTTTACTGGCTTTAATCCAACCTTTACATACGGAAATGATTCGTTTGTATTAACAGTTGTTACAAAAAATTTAACAGAAGCAAGAAAATTTAATAATACTAGTGGAGCCTTTGGGGGCTTGTTTATTTGTACGAAAGATACTAATATGTTATACAGAATGGTATCTAATGGCACAACCGTAACCGCAGTCAGATTGATGGGCTTTGACGAACAAAGAGTCAATTGCCTACCGTGGTTCAATGGGACTTTACTCACAGGAACAGAATTAGTCTGGGAGTAAGCCGAGTGTCCGAAAGGACAAATAGGGGAAAGATATGTTAGATCTTCTAGTATGGATTACTAAATTAATATCAGTAATTCCAACAATCGTAATGGGAGCATCGTTAATTGCTGCCTTAACACCTACACCAGTAGATGACGGTTGGTTAAAAAAGATTTACAAAGTTATCGATTGGTGTGCGTTAAACGTATACAAAGCGAAAGACAAGTAAACTATCACAATGAGCCGCTTTGCGGCGGCTTATTCTACCTTTAAGGAGGTAATATGGATCTGTATGAAAAGTTCGAGTTACCAAGTCAAATGCAGAAGATTGAGAAATCTGTAGCAATATTGATTATGCAACATAGAGCAAGACTAGAGAAATTACACAAGCTGAAAGATTACAGCACAATGAAAAAATGTAACTTTCGAGAAAAACAATTAGATAAATTGTTAAACAGAGGATAAAATCATGAAAATGAGACTATTAGGAGCAGAAGCAGCTTGCGGTACTTCCGTAGGAGCAGCCTCCACATTTCTAAATTCTAATTACGTTAGAATTTTCAACAATACCAACTCAGTTCAAGTCGTGACGATAGCAAATGCATCAGATGTCACTTTAGGAAGCATTAAAGTTGCTGCCTATGGTACTGAAATATTGTATAAAGAAACAAGCGATCAAATCTTTGCTGCAGTCAACACTGTATTTGGTACACCAGTATTCGTAGACTAATGGCAACTAGAGACCCCAGGTTAAAAAGGGCTGGAGTTAGTGGTTTCAATAAACCTAAAAGAACACCTGGACACAAAACCAAATCACATATTGTAGTTGCTAAAGAAGGCAATAAAATAAAGACTATTCGTTTTGGACAGAAAGGAGCCAGTACAGCAGGGAAACCTAAAGCTGGAGAATCTGCTAGAATGAAAGCAAAAAGAAAAAGTTTTAAAGCAAGACACGCAAAGAACATAGCGCGTGGTAAAATGTCCGCCGCATATTGGGCCGACAAGGTTAAATGGTAAGGAGAAAACTATGCCGAAAGGAAAAGGAACATATGGGTCACAAGTAGGACGCCCTAAAAAGAAGAAACCTATGAAGAAACCAGGAAAGAAAAAGTCTGGCGGTAAATTAACAGCAGCTCAGAAGAAATTGCCTAAGGCACTTCAAGCAGCTATTAAAAGGAAGAAAAAGTAATGCCCAGAAAAGCTAAAAAATCTCCTGCTAAGAAGAAAAAGTCCACAGTAAACTCAGCAGGAAACTACACTAAACCCACTATGCGAAAAAATCTCTTTAATAGAATTAAAGCTGGTGGGAAAGGTGGAGCACCAGGTCAATGGTCTGCAAGAAAAGCCCAAATGTTAGCAGTAGCTTACAAGAAGGCTGGAGGAGGCTATAGAAAGTAATGGATCCAGTAAGTGTATGGGATAACTTATCATATATTGATGGTATATTATTTTCCATATGGTTAGGATTACTTTACTGGGGCAAAGGCTGGATAGATAATTATTGGAGGAATAAATAATGGCTCTAAAGAAATCTCAAAAGTCCTTAAAGAAGTGGACAAAACAAAAGTGGAGAACAGCAAGTGGTAAGAAGTCGTCTAAGACTGGAGAAGTCTATGCACCTTCTAGAACTATTGCTAAATTAAAATCCACTAAAGCAGGTAAGAAAAAACTTGCAGCTGCCAATAGAAAAAAGAGAGCAGCTACTAAAAAAGGAAAACAACACGCTCGTCATGGGCTACACAAAGGAAAGAAAAGATAGTGGAATCAAAAGTAAGCGGACAGAAGTTATGGTTAGATGAAGGAATAGTACATAGTACTAAATTCATGAAACAACTTATGACAGCAGAAAAAACTAGAAGTTTGAGTCCAGCAGAAGAAAAACTAAAGAATCTTTCCGCCGCTTATGTATACTTATATAACAAGGCTCTCGTTCTAGGACTACTAGAAGAAGATGAAGAAAATTTATTTGAAGACGAGATATTACATTGATACAAGTAAGCAGAACTGACGTCTTATCGGACAGTTTAATGAAATTCGACGAACGACGCTTCGTCAAACTACCAATCGAAGGCTATATGGATTTGTTGGGAATAACTCCCAACAGTTCTCAACACGCCATTATTAATGCAATTAATTCACCAAAATATCGTTTTGTTACTGCTGCGGTTTCTCGTAGACAGGGCAAGACTTATATTGCAAATATTATAGGACAGTTAATCACATTAGTTCCAGGAGCTAATGTATTACTTATGTCACCAAACTACTCATTATCACAAATTTCTTTTGAATTACAAAGAAGTTTGATTAAGCACTTTGACTTGGAGGTAACAAGAGACAATGCAAAAGATAAAGTTATTGAACTTACGAATGGTTCTACAATCCGTATGGGGTCTGTTAACCAAGTGGACTCAGTTGTGGGTAGAAGCTATGATCTCATCATATTCGATGAGGCCGCTCTCGTTGACGGGAGGGATGCTTTCAATGTTGCGCTCAGGCCCACACTAGATAAAGAAAACTCTAAAGCAATCTTTATATCTACTCCAAGGGGTAGAAACAATTGGTTTGCAGAGTTCTGGCACAGAGGATTCTCAGATGAGTTTCCAGAATGGTGTTCTATTAAAGCCACCTATCATGAAAATCCTAGAATTTCCGAACAAGACATTAACGAAGCTAGAAAAACTATGTCTGAATCAGAATTTAATCAGGAATATATGGCAGACTTCAATGTATTTGAAGGACAAGTATGGGCATTTAATCATGAAGAATGTGTCGCAGACTTAGCTGAGATAGATACAAGCAAGATGGATGTGTTTGCAGGAATGGACGTAGGTTACAGAGACCCAACTGCCTTTTGTGTTATCGCATACGACTGGGATGAAGAAAAGTATTATTTATTAGATGAATATTTTGATTCTGAAAGAACTACTGAACAACACGCTATGGAGATACAAAAACTTATTGCAAAATGGGATATTGATTATATTTATATTGATTCTGCAGCTCAGCAAACAAGATATGATATGGCACAGAATTATGACATCACGACAATCAACGCAAAGAAATCTGTATTAGATGGTATAGGGCATGTGGGTGGTATAATTGATAATGATAGACTTTTAGTTCACCAGAAGTGCGAAGAGAGTTTAATAAGTCTAGACCAGTATCAGTGGGATCCAAATCCTAATTTATTAAGAGAAAAACCTAAACATAACTATGCGTGTCACATGGCAGACGCCTTACGGTACGCACTTTATTCGTTCGAGACAAGTGTTACATCATTCTAATATACCCCAC